TTTCTAATTGAAGAAAGAAATCACCGTATTTAACCAAATTTCTTGTCCATGGCCACAAATTAAACTCTACATTTAGAATATCAAAAAATAAATTTTCTAATATCTGTTTAACATTATCATCATCGTGATGAATTTTTAAAACACTTCCCATTTCATTTCTAGCCGTACATTCATCTGCATAAACATCCAATGCCGATGATAGAATTGGATCCATATCCATTGAATCATAATCTCTAAACAAATCAATACGAACTTGGTGATATGCCATTGATTGCTCTACTTGTCCCGTAGACATATTAGATATTTTCAATCGCATATAACGATCTATAAGGTTAGTTGTCATATTTTGATACTCATCCGTATCTACAACCTTTACACCTTGTTCCGTTTTTCTTACAATTGTATTTGTAGAAAATAATTTTTGTAATCTACTAAATATGTTTTTTTCTGCCATTTTTTTATTTATTTTTGTAACCTAATTTTTTTATTTTTTACCATTTTCTACATGACCAATATCTAGCTTTCCATCTTGGACCAGGATTATCACAGTTATGTCTTGCTCTGAAGGATTTTCTTCTTTCTGGATTTGATTTTTTAATTCTCATATTCGGGTCTCCAAAGTTTACCTTCACAACATTACCTTGTCCGTTTTTAACATATACTTTGAATTTCTTAACATCACCTTGCATTGGTTTACCCAACTTTACGGTTCTACCTTGATATTCTGCTTCAAACATACATGGACAGGTTGCTTCACTTAATTGTTGAGTATATTCTCTCATAAATGTAATAAATTCAACATGATCATCGTAATTATCAACATCATATTCTAATGGTTCTACTTTACCATAGTTAATTTCATCATCACTATCCCTTCTTTCGGGGTGATTTGGCATCTGATCTTCTTTTTTTAATTTCATTTCTATTTCATTTACTGGTACACAATTTGGAACCATTTTTCCGTTTTTCATTTTTCCACCAACTTGTTTGTATCCTTCCCAACAATCTTCACATAAACAACCATCTTCCTGCATTTCAACACTTTCTTTACAAGTTCTCCAACCACCACCTTTCTTTTTATAGTTTTTTGCAGCCCATCCGTTTGCATATGCAGATGGATATACATCAAATTTAGATTTTGCAGCTGCCTTAGATGCCGACCATTTACCTGGATCGGTTGGACAGTTTTTTTCTAAAAATAAATTTAATTTTTCTTCTATATTCATTTCATTTTTTTTACGTCCCTGACAATGTGCTCTTTGACTAAATCCCTTTGGATTACTACAATCAATTGAGCGTTTATATTTTTTACTCCACTTTTCGTTCATATTAACTTGGTGGATTATATTTTTTATTACTTCCCTTTTTATCCCAACTCACTCTAACAGGTGCTTTTCCTTTTCCTCCATCTCCTTTATCACCTCTACCTTTATCATTTTGTTTTGCTCTTTTTCTTTTAACAAAACTTGCTCTACCCTTTTTACCCAATTTAGATGCAGCTGCCGATGATAAACAAGCAGCGTATGCTTCACCGTCTTTACCACCACCACACTTTCCTATTCTCTCACCTTTACTATTATATCTATCCCATCCACCTCCACCTTTACCACCCCACTTACCTTTACCAAACCACTTGCGAAGGTCTTCATCAATTTCTAACAATATATCGGTTAGTTTTATCATATTAATAGTTTCAATCTATAAATATAAAAAAATTAACGAAGTAACCAAGTTAAGTTTTCTTTCTCTCCTCTACCTAAATCCATTTCATATGGGTTTTGACCAGAAAAGCCTGTGGAATATACTCCATCGTACTTTGCTATCTGTGTAGAGTTTAACATGGTTCTTGTCAAATCAATTCCTTCTTGTCTTAATCTCAATGCAGTATTCCTTACCCAAAGTCCTATTGCCATCGCCATAACCAAATCATCATTATATCCCTTCATAGCTTCTGCTCTACCCCCACTCCATATAAAAGTAAATAATTCATCAATTAATCTAGATGACCTTATTAATATATCTTTATCACCTATGTAAGTGTCCAAAGTAGAAATAATTAAAGGACGTGTTTTTGATGTAGTAGAAAATCCTGCAACCATTTGTTTTTCTTCTCTATAATGTTTATTTGTTATCTGTCTTTCAACATCAATATACTTCAAATCATTACTCATATAAAACAAATTAGGATACCCTCTGTCAATTATCTGTTGTATAGTTGCCCAACCAACATTTGAATTTTCAACCACCAATAAAGCGTTATTATATTCGGTTGATAATGCAACTAAAAAATTACCAAAATCTTTTGTTTCTACTTTTCCTCTATATTCGGCAACTTGCGATGAATCTTCAATATCAATAATTTGTGCAGTAGAATAATCTGAACCATCACCACGTGCAACGTCTGCTACAACCATATATTGTTTATTATAGTTTGGATATTCCCAAATCCAAAGATTATTATCAAATCCTCTTTTTTCAACAGGATCCATAACATATGTATCTTTATACCAACTCAATAATGCCGGGTCAATCACAGTATCACCAGAACCGATAAAGTCACAATCGCATTCTTGCGCTGCTCCTTTAACTCCTAAAATTCTAGTTTGTTCATCTCTCCAAGCCTGATTTCTTTCTGGATGAACTGTCCAATGTAAATTTATATTATTAAATCCATTACTACCATTTTCACCCTCTACCCACATTTTGTGAAACCAATTACCGACACCATTTGGTGTAGATAATACAATAGCAGAACCACCCGTTGATAAGGTTGATTGTGCTGATAACCATATCTCGTCAATATCTCTAATGAATGCTGCCTCATCTACGACAAGTAATGATAGGGCTTCAGAACGTCCTGCATCTGGAGAAGATGCGATTGCTTTTACTTGAGAACCATTTTTTAATTTAAGAGAAAGTTTGTTATCTTCAACGGAACTATTACCACCATCTCTCAACCATACAGGAAGTAAATCGTGCATTACTCTTACCTTTTCTACAAGATTTTTTGCTACTGTTACTTTTGTTGCAATTACAAGTGCATTAAAGTCTTGATTGAATATCATTTTCCAAAGAATAAATCCTGCTGATAAGGTTGATAAACCTAACTGGCGGGATTTTAGAATAATGTTAAATCTATTTTCTTTAAAATCAGTTAAACAACTTTCTTGAAATGGATATAAATGAAAAGGAATCTTTCCTCTTGTTGGATGTTGAATAACACAATATTTTTTCATAAAGTAAATGGGGTCTGCCGCACATTTACGATATTCTTCCGCAATTAATTCTTTAAGAGTTTTTTGTGGTTTTCCTTGAACATTCATATTAATTAGATTTTTTTCCTATTTTCCAATACATACCAAAGTTTGCATATGGATCTAATTTTTCAGTTCCGTTCAGAACGCCTAAATTTAATTTGAAGATTTTATCTTTTTTAGTTTTCAATAATAAACCTCCACCTATACCTTTGAATAAATCTTGTTTATCAAAAGTTGCATCAAAACCATAGTAAACTTGAACCTTTGGTGGTTCTTTTAAATATACTGTTTCCGTTATTAATCTTTCTTTTACTTGTGCTTTATATATTCTATGAGCAATTTTATTTTCGGATATTGTATCTTGAATAAATACAAATCCCAAACTATCATTTAATTTTAATGTATCTTTATAAACATTTTTAGCAAAATATGCTCTTATTATTTCCAATGTATCAATTGAGATTGGAACACGAACATATATTGTAGTATCGTGGTAAATATCTTCACCTGGTTTTTCAATAAAAATTTTTTTAATAATTTCTACCGTATCTATTTCATGCTTAATTACTTGATAGGGTTTTCCCTGAACTCTGATAACTTTTGGTTTTTCCGATTTTTTTCCGCAATTTGTATATTTTCCAAATATTACAATTCCTAATAATAATAAAATTATTATATTTCTTATGTTAAATAATCCTTTCATTTTTTTATTTTTTAATTAATTCTGGATGATTTAACTCTATTAATTTTTCTTCTAACAATCTTCTTCTTTCTATTAAAAGTTCAATTGCTTGGTAAGAATTTTCAATATCGGATTTTAAATCATCTTTTACTTTTTCTATGTCTACTTCCCATACCCACTTTTCTAATCTACCATCTTCCGTAACCATTTCAAAATCTTTTTTAAGAGCATTTAAACTATCTTCACATTTTTGTTTAAAATCTCTTATAAATCCTAATTTGTTTAATGTTATTTTATAATCTTCGTAAAATGGAAAAGTTCCATCAACTTTTAATTCCCTTTCTAATCTATCTAAACAAATTATACAATATCCTGTCTTTACTATAAGTTTTTTATCAGCTTTACTATATTTTTTTGTTTCGCATTTTTCTGAGTGACATGTTGTTAGTTTTTGTAAAAATTGTCTAACATCATCCATCTGACTAACTGCGACCTTATAACCATCTTTTTGTTCCCACTCCTTACCATCACTATCTGTCCATCTTTCACCTACTTCTCTTTTTTGAGTTGTTTCACCTTCATAACCAAATACTCTTTGCGTATTATCTTCTCTACCAAATACAGTATCTATAATAAGTTTACGGGATTTATGCATCCCTTTACTTTTTTCTTCAAAACTTTTTCTTTTTGCCATAACTTTTTTATTAATTTAATTTATTCGTAAAATATACCTAATAGTTGATTTAATGGTGCAAATGTTCCTGTTAATTTATAAGTTTTACCGTTATAAAAGAAAACAAGTCCTTCCGATGCAACTATTCTATCTATTCCACCTAATGAGTTTAATCTTTGTAATTCTGATTTAAATTTTGCTATTTTAGTTACATCCGTTGATGTTTTTACTTGAGATGCTACTTGTTTTAATTTAGCTTTCATTGAACGAATTGCTTTATCAGGATGTACAGTTAATACCGAACCTACAAAGTCCAATACATCTGCACCAACTCCTAAAAATATTTCTTCAAATCTTTTCATATTTTCCTTCTGCTTTTTTACAACATCAACTTTATCATTTTGCATTGACCATTTTTGTAATTCTGGATTTGATATTGTATTTAAACGGAATGATTTATCTCCAAATGCCCATCTTCTTACTAATGCATTCTTTGTTAGTTTATCAATCTTTGTTGGTGCGTTTTTATCAATGTAATTTTCCCACCACTTTTGATGATATAATGCCATAGTATCACTATTACCCAATCTAAATTCCGATTGTAATCTACTTAATTTAGATAAATATTTTCCTTGCTTTGAACTTAAATCTTCACTTTTGGGTATCTCTGTAACAGGAGGACCTTGTATCGTATATTTTGATTGAACATCTGCATTTACTTGCTTTATCATTCCTGCTAATATAGATGCCGCACTTTGGTCAGCTGCTACGGCTACACCACTTTCATCGTAGCAAGTTGTATTATGAAATACAAGTAATGCTTGACCGTAAGGTATAACGTTTACGGATGTAGGCCAAATAACTTCTAAATTCATAAAGCATTTACCTTCGTTGAATATCTTTTTTCTTTGTTTATCACTCAATCCACTAATTGCTGCTGTCAAATCTTTCATTGCAAAATTATATGCATCAGTCAATCCACCTCTTCCTCCAAATTTAGATGCAACATCTTCAATACCCATTGCATTTGCTCCTGCGTTTGCTAAATGTCCTTTATTTCTTGCAGCAATTAATCTACCATTTTTCCAACTTATTGCCAATGCTTGCCCATCGGTCTTTTCTCTAACTACTCCCAATTCACCATTTAATGCCTTTACTATAATATCTTTTAATTCACCAAATGTTAATTGCATATCATCAAATGGATGTGACATGTGCCCATATGCACCACCTTCTGATAATAGTTTTTTAGTTTCTAATTTATTTTCTTTTATGAATTTTGTAGGAGTAAATGATACTCTGGGTAAATTATCTATTGTATATTTCACAGTTCTTTCATCCGCATCTTCATCTCCAAATATAGGGTCTGCTTGTGGGAAATCCGTTTGAGTATATCCACCATTTTTATACCAATCTTCACCTTTGTATGTGTTTAGTTTTCTTTTTTTACCTTTTGGAATAAATGCACCATCAGGAACATCAGCTGTATTGGATGTTGTTACCGTACTAACTTCGTTTAATCCAAATAGTTCATTTAAGAAATTATCAACTTCATCTATTATTCCAAATACCTTTATAAAAACAGGAGGATTTTCATCTTTATATTCTGCACTTCTAACTAATTTCATTTTGTTAGAACCCATTGATGTAAACTCTTTTTCAAATTTTTCTGCATCTCTTTTTTCATTAAAAATAAATGTATATATTTTTTTTGATGTTTCAAAATTTATATCGTTTAAACTTTTATATTTTTTTGCAAATGTATCAAATACTTTTTTAATTTTTGGATTATTTGATTTATTATAGTTTAATTCCTGTAAATACTTATTCGGTAAGTTTAATTCTTTTTCTAATTTAGTTATTTCTTCATAATCCATATTTCTAAGTCTTCTTGCAACTTCATCAGCTTTATTACCATTTGGATTATCAAAAAGATATGCGTTTATTCTTTTTTTGAATTTTTGATTTCTATAAAGTTCAATAACATTTTTGAAATGAATATCTCTATTACCCATTTCATTCATAGTTCTAAATGTAGTTGCTTGCTTTCCGTTTATGGTTGGCATTCCGTGTTGATCTTTTCCAATATCTTTCACATCAACTTTTTTGTTTTTGAACTTTCCCATTAAAACGGTATCACCCGTATCTACATCCAATGTTATATCCTCT